AGCTGAGATGGAACCTGAAATGGGAGCTGACGATATGGACGCTGGAGCAATTGAAGAACCAGGCGAGGGAGATCCTTTAGCTGGAGAAGAAGGCGAAGAAGAGATTGACTTAGATGAGTTAATTAGAGAACTAGAAGCTGTATCAGAAGGCGAAAGCGAAGACGATATGGAAGAAGGTAAGAAAGATGACAAAGAAATGGATGAAGCAAAAGATGACAAAGAAGTAGACGAAGTTAAAGACGGACCTACTAAAAATGAAATCGATGCAGAATCTGATTCTAAAGAATCTAACGTTAACGATACCATCAAAGAAGACTTAACTGAAGCTTTATCAACTATTGAAACTTTAAGAAGTGAATTAAACGAAGTTAATTTACTAAACTCTAAGTTACTTTATGTTAACAAAATCTTCAAAGCAAACAACTTATCAGAATCACAGAAAGTAAACATTATTGCTGCTTTCGATAAAGCTGAAACAGTTAAAGAAGTAAAATTAGTTTTTGAAACAGTTAGCGAAAATGTTGTTACTAAAAAAGAAACAACTAGCATTAAAGAGCATAAAGGATCTGCATCTAAAGCTACTGGAATTACAGCAAGTAAACCAGGAGTAATTGGAAACGTATCTGAATCTGTTCTTAGAATGCAGAAGTTAGCTGGTATTATAAAATAAATAAAATTAAAATCCTAAAAAATTAATCATGGAATTAAATCAATTATTAGAAAGCTCTAACACTTTCAAAAGCGTACAAGCAGATGCTGCTCGTTTAGCTGAGAAATGGAGCGCTTCTGGATTGTTAGAAGGTATCTCTGATGAAAAGCACGCTGGTAACATGGCTGTTATTCTTGAGAACCAAGCTAAACAAATCGTAGCTGAAGCCAACAACGTTGGTACTTCAACTGGAACCTTCACAGCTGGCGATGGCGAGCAGTGGGCAGGTGTTGCTCTACCATTAGTACGTAAAGTATTCGCTCAAATCGTAGCGCAAGACTTCGTAAGTGTACAACCAATGAACTTGCCTTCTGGGCTAGTATTCTACTTAGACTTTAAGTACGGTACTGGAGTAAACGGAAGAGCAGATGGCGAAAACATGTACGGTAACGTAACTGATGGAGCTAACAAAATGGGAGAAGATGTAGACGTTTCTGGAGGTCTTTATGGCGCTGGACAATTCGGATACACTATCAACCAAGTAACTGGAACTGAAGCTGCTGCAACAGTACAAGCTGCCTTATTGAAAGATGTAGGCTTTGACGCTGGATTAACATTAGCAGATTACGAAGCGGTATTAATACCTCTTTCTTCTATCCCAGCTTACGACGCAGAAGGAATTAGAGCATTTGAATTAAGTGCAGAATCTGGTTCAGCTGTAATCCACAAGCAATTTACTAAAATTTCTGGGTCTAACCTAGTATTAGTACAATCTGCTGCAGGAGGTGTAAACAACTCTGACAACGTACAAGTAATCTACCACAAACAACCAACTGATAACACAAGAGGTGACTTTGAGGCTGATTCAACTGTAGCTGTTGATACTTCAATTAGTATTCCAGAGATCGATGTTAAATTGCAATCTGAGGCAATTGTTGCTAAGACAAGAAAGCTAAAGGCGCAATGGACACCAGAATTTGCACAAGACCTTAACGCATATCACTCAATCGATGCAGAAGCAGAATTGACTTCACTATTAAGTGAATACATTTCTATGGAAATCGATTTAGAGATTTTAGATATGTTGATTAAAGGTGCTGTAACTACTGAAAGATGGTCTGTTGAAAACAACAAGAACTTCCAAGGTGGTGCATGGACTGCTGCTACTTCTGATTTCTACAATACTCAAGGACAATGGTTCCAAACTTTAGGAACTAAAATCCAAAAAGTATCTAACAAGATTCACCAGAAAACTTTAAGAGGTGGTGCTAACTTCCTAGTATGTTCTCCTTCAGTTGCTACAATCCTAGAATCAATTCCTGGATATGCTGCACAAACTGACGGAAACCAAGATAAGTTTGCAATGGGAGTACAAAGAATCGGAAGCTTAGCTTCAAGATTCCAAGTATACAAAAACCCTTACATGACTGAAAACACAATCCTTATGGGATATAGAGGTTCTCAGTTCTTGGAAGCAGGTGCTGTATATGCTCCTTATGTACCATTAATGATGACTCCTCTAGTATACGATCCAGAAACCTTCACTCCAAGAAAAGGTTTAATGACTCGTTACGCTAAGAAGATGATCAGACCAGAATTCTACGGAAAAATCTTTATCTCTGACTTAGATCAGATCTAGGATAACCCCTTAGAGTAATATTAAGAGAGGCCTTCGGGCCTCTTTTTTTATGTCCTATTTATAAGTAATAAAGATTCTATCTTAATTTATAAAAGACATATGGCAAGTAAACCTCACACCGACGAAGTTTTCGTCGAAAAAAGAAGACCAAAACGCCCGATTAAATTTAACGTTCAACTAAATGATGAACAAAAAGAAGCAAAAAAGTTAATACTAGACAATCCAGTAACAGTACTAAAAGGAATGGCAGGTAGCGGTAAAACGCTAGTAGCAACACAAGTAGCTTTAGATCTACTATTTACCAAACGTATAGATAAGATTATTATAACAAGACCAACTGTAGCTAAAGAAGATATAGGTTTCTTACCAGGAGATCTTCAGGCTAAAATGGACCCTTGGTTAGCCCCTATCTATCATAACTTATTCATGTTATATAATGAAGAGAAGGTAAAGAAGGAAATGGAAGCAGGTAATATAGAAATAGTACCTTTTGCATTTATGAGAGGTAGAACATTTTTAAACTCTTTTGTAATAGTTGATGAAGCACAAAACGTAACTCATCCTCAAATGGAAACAGTTATAGGCAGATTAGGTAAAAATTCTAAGATGTGTATATGTGGAGATATGGCTCAAATTGACTTAAGAGATAAAAGAGAGACTGGATTTTCTTTCCTTTCTAGACTTGAAGAACAAGTAAAAGGTTTCGTTACTCACTCATTAGCACAGAATCATAGGCATGATATTGTCGCACCTCTATTAGAAGTATATAAGACCTTCAGAGACTAACCACTATTTATAAGTAAAACTAAGCAATGGCAAATGTAACTATATGGAATGGCTCAGCTACATTCAACTCAGGAGATACTCCTTTTGGGTTTTATGATACTGATACCTCCTTTCAAACCGATGCTGTAAAAGTAGCTAAATTTGTAGGTACCCGACTTGGGTATCCACTTATGGATGTTGAATTGCAACAAGAACAAATGTTTGCTTGCTTTGAAGAAGCAGTAACTACTTACGGAAATGAAGTCTTTCAATATAAGATAAGAGAAAATTACTTAAGTCTTGAAGGAGGCTCAACAGGTAGTTTAGTAAATAATCAATTAGTAGATCCTTCTATTAGTAGAATAGTAGAAATATCTAAACACTACGGTACTGAAGCAGGTGTTGGAGGTAACGTAACTAAATACAGTGGCTCAATCACAGTAAATAAGAATCAACAGACATATAACTTAAATGAATGGGCTGATGATCAAGGAATAACCGGAGGTATAGAAGTAAGAAAAGTATTCTATCAAGCACCTCCTGCAATACTAAGGTATTTTGACCCTTATGCTGGAACCGGAACAGGAGTACAGTCCTTAATGACTGCTTTTGATTTTGGTAGCTTTAGTCCTGGTGTTAACTTTTTAATGATGCCTACTTCATATGATATATTAAAAACTCAAGCAATTGAATTTAATGATCAGATAAGAAAATCTACTTATACTTTTGAATTAGTAAATAACCAATTAAAATTATTTCCTATTCCAGCTGGAGAAGGGAAGATGTGGTTTGAGTATTATAAAGTAGACGACAAACAAAAACTCAACTATAAAAATAATCCAGGACTGATAACAAGCATATCAGAAGTACCTTACGAAAATCCTCAATACAGACAGATTAATAGTGTAGGACGTCAATGGATCTTTAATTATAGTTTAGCTCTCGCTAAAGAAGTATTAGGGTAGGTAAGAGGAAAGTATCAGACGGTACCAGTACCTGGTTCAGAAGCTACTTTAAATCAAGCAGATCTATTAACTGATGCAAGAGCAGAAAAAATAGCTCTACTAACACAGCTTAGAGAGACTTTAACCTCAACAGGAAGATCAGCTCAATTAGAAGCACAAGCTAAAGAGTCAGAAGATGTAGAAAATATCTTAAAATCTGTACCAATGACTATATACGTAGGATAATGAAACTTACAGACATCATATTAGAAATAGAATACAGAACTTACGAAGCTATGGTTCAAATAACCTTTAGTGACGATGGGCCTACTGGATATGATGATGCTATAAGAGCTTTACCTGGAGTAACAACTTGTACTATTGCATCAGAAAACTCAGATGCTAATAAGGCAACATATAAAATTAAAATAATAAGCCAGAAAGAACCCGCAGAGGCTTTTGCAGCGCTAAAAGCAAATGCTACTTCCAAGTATAGTGGTATAGTTGCAATAGAGGTAGGTGAAAATACAATAGAAGAGAAGTAATGCTATTTGGATCTAACAGAGACTTTGACTTATTAGTCAATATTAACCGTGAACTACTACAAGATATAGTAGAACAACAGGTATTGTACCATAAGCTCAGTTTAGAAGATACAGATGTTAACTTATATGGTGAAGCATTACAGAAGTCGTACTGGAACGCTTTAAAGCTTGCTTGTCTAATAACTAGAGGTGATCAAGTAGTAGATATTCAAGAATTTGGTCCTGATTTAGGAAGAGAAGCATCATTTGCATTCATAAGACAAGATTTAGTTGACTCTAATATGGTTCCAGAAGTTGGAGATATAGTAGAATGGCATAACGACTATTATGAAGTAGATACAGTAAGAGAGAATACTCTTTTCTTAGGTAGAGATAAGTCTTATAACTTAGCCGGTAGTGGATTTGGTTCTTCTCTGTCTATTATAGTAGATTGTCACTTAACAAGAGCAGATAAGGTAGGATTAACAGAAGTTAGATAAGATGGCAGATAAAAAACCCATACCTAAGTCACAAGAAGAACTTAGAAGACAGCAATTTAAAGCTTACTCACCAGAATCAGGGGAGGTAAGACAAAAAAGCGGTCCTACTGATCAACAAGACAGAGCTAAACAGGTAAGCCGTAAAGGTGATGATGTAAAAAACTTTTCTGTAGGTATAAAAGACATAGATGAAGCTATATACTACTACTTTAACGAAGTTCTTCAACCAACCGTAACACAGAACGCTAAAAACATAAAGGTACCACTTGTATATGGTTCTCCTGAACGTTGGGCATCCATGCAGAAAGACGGTTATTACCGCGATAAGAATGGTAAGATGCAAGCACCGTTAATAGTATTTAGAAGAGACAGTTTAGAGAAGAATAGACAGTTAGGGAATAAAATGGATGGTAATAATCCAATGAACTATGGAATATACGAAAAAAAGTTCTCTAAGAAGAATGTATATGATAGATTTGGTATTCTAAACAATAGAACTCCCGTTAAAGAGTTTTACGCAGTAGCTATACCTGATTATGTTAACATTACTTACTCATGTATTATATATACCGACTATGTAGAGCAGAATAATAAGATTGTAGAGGGTATTAACTTCGCATCTGACTCATATTGGGGAGATCCAAGTAAGTTTTCATTCAGAGCACAAATAGACACCTATACTACCTCAGCAGAGATAGTTCAAGGTAACGATAGAATAATAAAAACAGAATTTAGTATTAAATTACTAGGGCATATCATAACTGACGCCATTAATGCACATGCACATAATAGTAAAAAGTTCTATTCTAAAGGAGAATTAAAATTCGGTGCTGAAACAGAGAGTAATCTTTAACATCACTACCTATTTATATAAAATGGCGTATAAATGCCGGGTTTCAACTAGATTTAATAAACTAATTTAACAAATGGCGAAGTTTACCGGCGCATTATCAGGATCATTAGCTTTCATGAAGGGAGGAGTCGCTCAGACTCAATTAGTTCCTGGTGCTCAAAGTCTTAATCTTACTGGTTCATTTAATATTACTGGTTCTCAACTTACTTTCAACGGTAGGGATGTAATGGCTACGATAGATTCGCTTCAAGCAGGGGCTAATCCTAATATTGGTTCATTAAGACTACATTCTGCATCTATTAACCTTTATACTCAATCTAATGATCAAAGAGTAGAAAGATTAGAGGCAGTTACAGGTAGTATACCTAACTTAAATGCTGCTACCTCATCATATTTTCTTAAAGCTGATAGTTCTAACATCATATCCTCTTCTTTACAGATAGATGCACTTGGATATAATAGAGATGTTATCTCATCTTCAGCACAAATATATAATTTAGGGTATAGAAAGGATGTATTAAGTGGATCTAAGCAAATACTTGACTTAGGATTCGTTACTTCCTCAGATATCGCTAGATACTCAGATTTAACCAACGTTCCAGGTGGTATTATTAGCTCTTCTGCTCAAGTAGGTACATTAGGCTATATAACTGGTTCAACTTATTTAGATTTAGTAAATATTCCTAGTAATATAATGTCTGGCTCTAGTCAGATATCAACTAACTTACTAGATACTACAGTAAACTTCGGTACTGGATTAGTTTCAGCATCAGCTTTTAAAGGAGACGGTTCAGGATTAACTGGTATTGCAGTAGATACTATAAGTTCTATAAGATCAGACTTCGATCAGACAGGATCTGTTAGTATTACTCATAGTTTTAACACTCAGAACGTAAATGTAACAGTTTATGATGAGAATGGATTCCAGTATATACCTGCTTCTACCCAATTAGTAGATAATAACAACGTAAAGGTAACTTTCGCTGAATATTCAACAGGACACGTAGTTGTAACTGTTGGAGGACATATATTTTCTGGTTCTGTAGAGTATAGCTCTGTATTAAACACACCAACTAACCTTATATCATCATCACAACAGATATCTGACTTAGGATTTGGAGGAGCTTCTGTAGTAAGTGCTGGAACAGTATCATCTTCTGCACAGATAATAGACTTAGGGTTCATAACCGGTAGTGTATACTCAGATATTATTAATACCCCTAGTGGAATTATTAGTAGTTCACAACAAATTACTGATTTATCATTCTTAACATCAGCATCAGCTGCATTAGCTGGATTTGGTGAAGGAGGAGCAAGTGTTTCACCAGGTACCGTATCATCATCATTACAAATAGCTGGATTAGGCTTCATAACCGGTTCAGTACAAGCAGATGTAGTAGGATTAAACGTCTTTTCTGGCTCTATACAGAGTCAAGTAGATGGTTTATTAGCAGCTACATCATCATATGCTGTAGGATCACATTCAGACATAAATTCTCTTAATAGCTTTACAGGATCTATACAATCTCAAGTAAATCATATTAATAGTGTTACTGGATCTTTCTTAACATCAGCAGTAGACGGCACTATATCAGGTTCTACACAGATATCTGACTTAGGGTATATTACTTCTGCATCAGCAGCATCATTAGGCTTTGGATCTGGTGGTTCTGAGACTTCAGCAGGTACTATTTCATCGTCTTTACAAATAATTAACTTAGGATTTATAACTGGATCAGAGCAATCTGATGTTACTGGTTTAAATACCTTTACTAGTTCAATACAAAGTACAGTAGACGGCTTATTAGCTGCTACTTCTTCATATGCAGTAGGTTCTCACTCAGATATCAGTGGGTTAAATTCAAAAACAGGTTCTTACGCTACTTCTGGTTCGAATACCTTTATAGGGAACCAGATAGTAAGCGGAAGTATCATTCCAGAGTCAAGTATTAACGATTTAGGTAGTGCATTAGCACCATTTAGACATTTATATGTTACTTCTGGGTCTGTTAAGTTTATGAATCCAGATGGTACCGAACAATCAGCATTTAATAACCAATTTGACGGTAATAGAGTAGTATCTAACACAGATCACCCTTTATTTAACTCTTTTAATCCAGGTAGCTCAGGAACAATAGAAGATTTCTTAACAGCAGTCTTTTATCCTAATACAGCACCAACTATTACTACAGGAAATCAAGTAATTGAAGAGTATACTGCAAATGCTTCATCAATAGTTACCATAACCGGTACAGATGCTGAATCTCAGAGTATTACCTTCAGTATTGATGATTCTTATACAGATGGATTTGTAATAGTTGATAATGGAGTATTAAAATTAAATACTGTACCAACAGCAACTGCATTTAACACGGATAATAGAGGTGATGGAACTTTAGCTCACCCAGTAGTATTAAAAGCAACAGATACAATAGGAGCTTCTTCTACTAAAACAATATATATTAGAGTTACACCAAATGCTGCTCCTATATTTAGAGAAAGTAGCATTTCTGGTAACCAAATAACATCATTTAGTACTTCAAGAAACGAAAATGCAAGCTCAGGAGAAGTTACTAAGGTATATTTTACAGATACAGAGAGTGATAGTATAACTATCAATTCAGGTTCAGATCTTAACGGACATTTTAGTATTATTAAATACCCTACTTATGTAGCTATAAATCAAGTCACTGCTTCTCTAGATTATGAAAGCATTACTTCTTATAATATGTCTATTACAGCATCAGATGCTCATTATGAAGCAGGTCAAGATGCAGATTCGGTTACTTCTTTACCTATTACTATTAACGTAACAGATAATACTCAACCAACAGTCAATAATCAGACTCTGAGTACTATAAATGAAAATAGCTCAGCAGGAACTACAGTAGGAACAATAACAGCTACAGATCCAGAAGGAGATACTATAACTTTTAAGAATGCTACATTATATAGTTTAGAAGTTGACGGTGGAGAAGTAAATACAGGTTCATATTCTGGTACTGCACAACTAACAGACCCAACAGAAGATGCTTTTACTGTATCTTCAGCAGGAGTAGTCACTAGAAAGAACGGAGTACATCTTAATTCTGATTTAATTGATGAATACAAGTACCAAGTAGTTGTTACTGATGCGTATAATAACGGTTCTGACACAGGAATTATTACTATACCTATAAGTGATGATACAGCTCCTTCAATAAGTGGAGATACTACCTTATATGTAATTGAATCAGCAGTTAGCAGTAATAATATATACGATAACTCAAATGGATATTCAGGAACTACATCAAGATTTACTTCTAATCAAACAGTAACTTGGGCAGTTAGTTCTTCAAACGACTTTAATATAAACTCAAATGGATATTTAACTCTGGCTAGAGATATATCCGGTTCAGCTGATGTTGGAGGTGATCAATTAAGCGGAATAGTAACAGCAACTAATACTTTTGGTACTGAAGCTACTCAAGCATTCACTGTCAACATAACAGACAATACAGCACCAACAATTACGTTTAGTAATGTAAGTGCAAATCAGAATACTAATAAAGCTGTACCAGGTAACAACCTAGTATCAGTTTCATTTAGTGATGCAGAAGGCAATGGAATAGATCATAATTCATTTGTCTTCGATGATCAAGGAAATAACGTATCAGCAACTAAATCTGGTGATACGTACTTAATAAGGGCAACCTCAGCATTAGCAGCAGGTAACTACACCGTAGGAATTACCATAGCTGATGCAGAAGGGTTTGCTTCTCGCACATCTACTCATACATTTAGTATTTCACAAGCAGTAGTTGGTACTTTAACTACCAATGGAACGTTTAGAATTATTGAATCAGCTCTAGATGGTGACGAGATTAAAATAACTTCAAATGGTAGAACGGGAACTCAAGCAGATGTCGGAGTTACGTACTCACCTTCCTACGGTAGCCAAGCTGTTTCGTCATTTACTTCAAGTAATGCAAGCATAACGGTAAATTCATCTGGTAACCTTACCGTAGGTACAAACCTAAGCGGTTCATCTACATCAGCAGGCGATAATATAACATCTAATATTACTTTCCAAGATCAATATAATAATATTGGTTCAGGAAGTGTTACGGTATTAGTTGTAGCAAATAGTAGCCCTTCTGTAACAGTAAGTGAACAAGGAAGTTTAGAATCAGATAACATAGCAAATGGAGTACTATGCGCTTCAGTATCAATTTCAGATACAGAATCAGATTATCCAATAACATTAGCTTTATCAGGTACTAATGCTTCCGATTTTACAGTAACATCTAACAATTCCAATGGAACATCATGGGATATAGATGCAAATAGTGCCTTAGCAGCTGGTACATATACATTTACAGTAACTGCTACAGATGCCTTTGGTAAAACAGGGACAGATACAGCTTCAATAGTAATTGCACAATCAGCAGATTATGGATTAGTATACGTTTATACTTCTACATACGGTTCAGATGCAGGTTTTGGAGCTAATTATTTAGGAGTAATGGGCGGTAGTACAGTCAATAGTGATGTACCACCAGAAGTTACTGCTTATACAGCAAATACATCATCACCATTCTATAAATTTAAGAGTGGAGATGTAGGAAGTACTTCTATTAGTTTAGCAGGCGGTCAAACAGCCACTTTACAGACTAGTGGATCAGGTTCAGACTTAGATAGTGTATTATCAGCATTAGGAACGATAAGCGCTAACACTACTGGACAAGTAATTATAGTTTACCCTTCTGGTTCCGATATGACAGTACCAACAACGATTCAAGAATCGTTTAATAGTACAGCAGGAGGAGCAGTACCATGTATGGATGTAGATGGTAATGGATTCGGAATAGAATCAGGAGTATTACATTCTGTTACTTTAGACTCAGCACATCTGGGATATAGTGAATGGTTTGTATTTGGGAGAAAATCACAGAACGCAATAGCTTCTGGCTTTAAAATGAGGCTAGTAGCAGCAAACGGTAGTTTACCGACATAAAAGAAGATAGATAGATGCCATTATTTAGTTCGAAATTAGAGTTAACATCAGCAGCCTCAGGATCAGGGGTAGCCTTAGCAGACGTACAATTTATTCGTGGTGCTTTTAGGACTGTTGCTGATACTGGCGAACTAAACAATATACCTGTATCACAAATTGCTGATAAACAAATAGTTTGGGTTGAAGCTGAATCATCAACTTATCAAGCAACTGTTACTTTAGCAGATTATGTTAATACATTTACTGATTCTGTAGCATGGAGTTCTTTCACTGGATTTGGATCTGGTGGAGGTGGAGCATCTAACATAGGAGAGTTAACAGACGTATCAACCGGTTCATTAAGTAATGGACAAATATTACAGTATAACTCCTCAAATCAAAAATGGGAAGCAAGTAGTGTTTCCGGAACAGGAGACATCTCTGCAGTATTTGCAGGAGATGGATTAACAGGTGGAGGTTCTGCCGGTTCGGTATCTTTAGATGTAGATCCTGGGCTAGGTATGCAACTAACGACTGACGGTATCTCTTTAGATACAGGGTCAGGTCATTTTATTAACGCAATAAATGCATTAGCAGATACAGGAATTTTCCAACAAACAGGATCTGTATTCTCAGCTAATGAAGATTTTGAAATAACAGGCTCTTTAACTATTGATTGGAGCTCAACTGGAAAACCTTTAAGTATAACATCAGGTTCACTTGAAGTATTTTCGGTAAGTAATAACGGAGTATTGAATTTAATATCCCAATCTAATACACCAACCGCACAGGAAGGCAGTATTTATTTTGGAAACGATAAAAACCTCTACCTTGGAGTATAACATAGGACTATTTATTAATATAACAACTCAAAATGAGTTAAAACTAAAAACACAATTTAAATAATTATTATGGCAACATGGAAAAAGGTCATTGTCTCGGGAAGTGGTGTGTCCCAACTATCGAATGACGCTAATTTTTTAGCAACAAACGGAGACGGTTCAAGTTTGACCAACTTAACATTCGCAAACATTACAGGTAGAAACGAAGGTATTGAAGATATCGTCGGAGCTATGGTAGATGGCGGAACAGAAACAAACATCACAGTCACCTATGATGACACAACAGGAAAATTAAACTTCGTAGCTAACGCTGGAGACGTAACTGGCGTAACAGCTGGTACAGGTCTTACAGGTGGTGGAGCTTCAGGAGACTTAACAGTTAATGTAGTCGGTGGAGACGGTATTACAGCCAACGCCGATGAATTAGAAGTCACAGTAGATGGTTCGTCTATTGAATTATCTGCAACAGACGGTACTGGAGCAGTTAGAGTTAAAGCAGGAGGTATTGCTAACTCTCATTTAGCAGATTCAGCAGTAGGTACTGATGAAATAGCAGCTGATGCAGTAAACGGAGACAAGATCGCTGACAACTCAATTAATAGTGAGCATTTTGTAGATGGTGCTATCGATACAGCACACATTGGAGATGATCAAGTAACAGCAGCTAAATTAGCTAATACAGCAGTAACAGCTGGATCTTACGGTAGTACTACAGCAGTACCAACTTTTACAGTTGATGATCAAGGACGTATTACAGCAGCAAGTACAGCAGCAATTGCAACTTCATTTACAGTTGGAGCAGATGTAGGTAATGACGATGTTGTAGCAGGTGGTCAGAAATTAACTTTCGAAGGAGGATTAGGTGTTACTACTACAGTATCTGATAATAAAGTAGCAATTGATATCGCAAACGGAATCGTTTCAGCTTCAGCATTTACTTCACCTTCTCAAGGTACAGTAAGAGCTACTATAAATGGAGTTAATGGTGGTGATATCGATACAGGATTACAATCAGCAGATAGTCCTACATTTGCAGGATTAACTATCAACGGAAATCAAGTTGTAACTGGAGACTTAACAGTACAAGGTACTACAACAACTCTAAGTACGACTAACACAGCAATTAAAGATAAATTTATACTTCTTAACTCAGGATCAGCTAATCCAGATCAAGGTGGTATTATTATCGATGAAGGTTCAGGAACAGGTCACGGACTTATATATGACGAAGGCGACGGAAGATTTGGTATTAACCAAAGTGTATCTTCAACAGCAACTTCAGCTAACTCAGAAGCTTATGTAGCTTTAGTAGTAGATCAAGATAATGTAGCACATGACATTACTGACGCAGAATATCACAAGAGAGGTAACATGAAAGTTGACTCTTCAGATGATATCTTTATATATGTGTAAATAAAACAAATAATAATTATTGGCTAATGGGGAGTCTCACCGCTCCCCTACATGCCCTTTAATTTAGTTACAGTTATTACAAAATAAAACAATATAAAATGACCTGGAAAAAAGTAATTGTCAGCGGATCATCGCCCGAATTAAATTCTATAGTAGTAGATAATAATGTAGCAGCCTCTTCATTTAGTGGAGCTGGAGCTAACATAACTGGCGTTATTCATAACTCTGGAGAAATCGCTTCTGATATTTCCGGTTCTTTTACTTCCCTATCTGGTTCTATTGCATCTAGATTTGACGGATTAACCTCAGATTATACTGAATTATCAAATGTTCCTAACGGAATAATATCTTCGTCAACTCAAGTTGAAGCTACACTAAATAATAATAGTGTTGATTTTGGATCAGGAACAGTAACAGCAACAGCTTTTGTAGGAGACGGTTCTAATATTTCTAACATTACAGTTGATCAATCAGCTACCGTTATTAATACTTTTACAAATCAGACAACAGTAGCAGTTACTCACAACTTCGAGTCCAAAAATATTGTAGCAACGGTATACGATGGCAATGATGCCATGATGATACCTGCTAGCGTAGTCACTACAAGTGATAACGTATTAACAGTTACCTTTAGCGACCCTACAAGTGGTAGAGTGATAGTAGGTAAAGGTGGTCATATTGTATCTGGATCTATTCCTTATGCAAACATAATTAACAGACCTACTTTCTTATCATCATCAGCACAGATTAGCTATACAGAAGTACAGAACATACCTTCCGGTATTATTTCATCTTCAGCTCAAATAGATGCAAATTTATTTAACATCGATGGATTAGTATCTTCGTCTGCTCAATTAGGCTTAGGTACAACTAACAATGTAGAATTTGCAGACTTAACTTTAACTGGAGATCTTGTAGTACAAGGCACAACAACATCAGTACAAACAGCAAACCTATTAGTAGAAGATAAATTTATCTTACTTAACTCTGGTTCAGCAAATCCAGACGTAGGAGGTTTAGTAATTGATGAAGGAAGCGGAGAAGGTCATGCTTACGTATTTGATGGTTCAAGATTTGGATACGTAGAATCATTAGCACAAAATGCAACAACAGCTACTCCATCAGCATTCGCTTCAGCAGTAGTAGATATAGATGCAGGACATGCAGACATTTCAGAATATCAAAAAAATGGTAATATCAAAATAGACAGTGGAACAATTTTCATCTATTCTTAAGAAGTTATTTAAAAAAATGGCGTTTATAAATAAAGGTAAAATATTGACAGGAAAAGCAGCTAAAGATAAGATGCAAAAAGACGAGGCTGTTAATACTGATCTCACACAACAGGAAATACAATTCATACTCACTAAACTTAGACAAGCTAATTTTAAAGGAGCAGAGTTTGAACTATTCTATGTAGTATTTTCTAAACTTTCCAATTTACTTAAAAAGTAGTTGCTTATTTAACTTTTTTTACCGATATTTATATTTAAAGCTATTATAGGCCTTAATAGGAAGTGGGCTCGAAAGAGTTACCAACCGTAATATAAGTAACATGCCAAATTGGAAAAAACTAATAACTAGCGGTTCTGACGCTAACCTAAATTCTCTTACTGTAATAGGTACAGTCGCTGCTAACGCTTTTAGTGGAGACGGTTCTTCTTTAAGCAATTTAAGCATACCATCAACCTTCACTAAATCTGTAGTTGGAGGTTCCCTTTCATATAATATAGATCATAATTTATCCGAGCCATATCCTATAGTACAGGTATATGATGCTAACGGATATCAGGTTATCCCAAAAGATATAATATCAATCAGTTCTTCTAGAACCAGAGTACTATTTTCTGATGAATTTAGTGGAACGGTTGTTGTAAAAAAGTAGATATTTATAAATAAGATAACTCAAATAAAATAAAGTAATGAGAATAGATAGTCCTAAAGTATCAAATTTAACCTTCCAATCCGGATCAGGAGTCTCTGACTCGGCATTTACAGGTTCATTTTCTGGTTCATTCACAGGAGTCGGTAATTTTACCGGCTTAACAGCAGACAGTGTAGAGTATGCAAACATACTAAATAGACCAAACGGATTAGTTTCCGGTTCATCTGCACAAGCAAGAGCACAAATCGGATCAGTAATCGGTACAGACGTACAGGCTTATCACGAAAACTTAAATGACATATCAAATTTAAATCCTACTGACAGTACATTCATTGTTGGAGCAGGATCTTCATTTGTTTTAGAGAGCGGAAATACAGTTAGAACTTCCCTTGGACTAGGAAGCTTAGCAGTATTGAATACTGACGCTACGTTATCTAGCGTAAACCTTTCAAGTAACTCAACATATAGTTTCCCTAACCTTACTAATCTACCTACTATATTCTCAGGGTCAGATCAAGTTACCGGTTTAGCAAACGATCAACTAACAAACTCTTCTATATCAATAGATGGTTCAGCCATCTCATTAGGAGGTTCAGTAACGACTTTACAATTAGGATCAACCAATACTACTGCACTCGCAGGAAATACTAGAACTATTAGTTCTACAGAAATTGGTAATATCTCAGACAACAACGATAAGGTAACTAACGTTACAACAAATTTAAGTATTACAGGCACAACTGGAGCTAGAACAATAGTTTCTTCAGATGGTACTGATGCTGTTATTCCAATCGCTACAACAAGCGTATCGGGTGTAATGTCTAAAGCAATATTTGACGAACACGTTCTTAACAACGCTAAAGAAACGGATGTTAATCACAACGTAACTACAAATTTATCTATAACTGGTACAACAGGTGCTAGAACAATTGTTTCATCTGACGGTACTAATGCTGTTATTCCAATCGCTACAACAAGTGCATCTGGTCTTTTATCACCAGGTTTATTCGATGAAATTGATGCAAACACCGCAAAAGTATCTAACGTAACTACTAACTTATCTAAAACAGTAAGTGGAACTGGATTCTCAATTAATTCCTCAGACGGTACTAATGTAGCATTAACTTTAGCTACTACAGATAACTGGGGTATTATGTCAGACGAAATGTTTGATAAATTAGACGGTATTGAAACAGGTGCAACAGCAGATCAAGATTTAACTTCATATCAATTAAAACCTTCAGAAGGAGCTTTTGCTAACGGTGATAAAACTAAGTTAGACGGTATTGAAACAGGTGCAACAGCAGATCAAGATTTAAGTTCATACCAAGTTCAGCCAAGTGAAGGTGCTTTTGTTAATGGTGATAAAACTAAATTAGATAATATAGAAGCAGGAGCAACTGCAGATCAGGATTTAAGTTCTTACCAGGTACAACCTTCAGAAGGAGCTTTTGCTAATGGAGACAAAACTAAATTAGATGGTATAGAAGCTAATGCAACAGCAGATCAATCTAATGCAGAAATCGTTGCAGCAGTAGTAGCATCAACAAGTATATCTAATAGTAATAAAGGAACTATAAGAAGTAATATAGGAGTAGATGCAGCTGGTACTGATAACTCAACAGATGTATCCTTAGGAGGTTCATTAGACTATGTAACATTATCAGGACAGGTTCTTACTAGAAATGCAATTAACTTATCAACTGATGTAACAGGTACCTTACCGGTATCTAATATGGCAGCTACAGCATTAACAACTGTACAGACAGCAGCCAATCAAACAGCTCATTTAGCATTAACAGCACAAGAAGGTGACGTTGTTGTTAGATCTGATGAGAATAAAACATATATGCATAACGGTGGTACTGCTGGAACTATGGCAGACTATACGTTATTAGCAACTCCAACCGATGCTGTAACAAGCGTTAACGGTGGTACAGGTGTTGTTACTGTAACAGAGAACGTTACAACAAATTTAGGTATAACTGGTACAACAGGTGCTAGAACAATTACATCTTCAGACGGTACTAACGCAGTAATACCAGTAGCTACAGATAGTGTTTCTGGTGTAATGTCAGCAACCGATCATACTAAACTAACAGGTATTGAAACAGGTGCAACAGCAGATCAAGATCTTAGTGCATACCAATTACAACCAAGTGAAGGTGCTTTCGTTAACGGTGATAAGACTAAGTTAGATAATATAGAAGCAGGAGCAACCGGAGATCAAGATTTAAGTTCTTATCAAGTTCAACCAAGTGAAGGAGCTTTTGGTAACGGTGATAAGACTAAGTTAGATGGAATTGAAGAGAATGCAACTGCAGATCAAACAGCAGCAGATATTAGAACCTTAGTAGGTACAGGTAACAGTAACTTTGTACCAGCAGCTGGTTCAGCAGGAACCTTCTTAGCTCATGACGGTGTATACAGAACTCCATCTTATACTACAAACACAGATACAAATACAAACCAACTTACTACTTGGAGTTTAAGAGATGATGATAATGATGATGTAACAATCGGTCAAGGCAAGTTTATTAAGTTTGTAGCAGCAACAGGTACATTAGGAACAAACACAACAGGAACTGGAACATCTGCAAGTCCTTACATAGTAACTATCACATCACCAGATACTACAACCAATACACAATTAAGTGACGCAGAAGTTAGAGCAGCAGTTGAGGCAGCAGATGATTCAAATGTATTTACAGATGCAGACCATGGTAAATTAGATGGTATTGAAGAGAATGCAACTGCAGATCAAGATTTAAGTGGATACTTAACAACTTCCGGTAAAGCAGCAGATTCTGAAAAGCTTGATGGTGTTGACAGTACATCGTTCCTAAGAAGTGATCAAGCAGATACGTTTTCTGGTATGTTAACAGGAACTGCTATCGTAAGGACTGGAGCAGGAGTATCGCCAAATGAATCAAATGCTTCACTAAATCCTAACGGTATAATAACAGCTCAGTCAACAAACATGGCTCTGATAGAAATCGATTCATCAAATGATCGACTTCGTGTATTTACTGGTGGTACTGGAGCAGGAACTTTAAACTTCCCAACTACTGGGAATACTAGCTATGCTTGGACACTTCCTCTAGCAGAGGGTACTATAGCATTAACCAGTGACATAACCGGAACAAACTCAGGAACAAACACAGGAGATCAATCAAGAGGAAGTTTATCTATTGATACAGACGACAATGTACAGTTTAACGCTTTAGGTATAGGAACAGGAGCGTCTTCTACAGCAGGTGAGATTAGAGCAGCAGGAGATATTACAGCATACTATTCTTCTGATGAAAGATTAAAAGAAAACTTTGCACCACTAACAGGGGCTTTAGATAAAGTAAATGCAATCGGAGGATACGAATTTGATTGGAAAGACGGAATCGAAGACGTTGTTAGTAAGACAGGACATGATATTGGAGTAAAAGCACAAGAGCTGCAAGTACAGTATCCAGAACTAGTTCATGAAAGAGATAATGGATACTTAGCAGTTGATTATATTAAATTAAATGCAGTACTAATAGAAGCAGTAAAAGAATTATCTGCTAAAGTAGATAAGTTAGAAAATAAATGCAACTGTTAAAATAAATAAAAGAATGGGTTTTAGATTAAATATAGATCTCGAAACGGGATCCGGTCCAACACAAGAAGCATATGTTAGAATTGATAACTACCGCTTCAATAAAGTAACTAGTGAGTTAGTATTAACTACTACGACTTGGTTAAATATAGATAAAGCTCATGCGTTCAATAGAAAGTATTTAGATGAGCCCTTAAAAAATGCTGAAGGATTAGTTCCTGCAGATGTTTTATACTACGATTCACCTGAGAGTGAAGGTGTTGAAGTTAGTATACCAATTCTATTTAAAGCTTCATTAGCTGAGATAGAAGAGATAGAATTTCCTACTTATGAACAGAAGGAAGTTATAGAGCAAATTCCTTATGTAAGTTTCGACTCTAACGGAGACGAAGTAACAAAGTACAGGGATGAGCTAGTAGTAAAAGAAGTAAAAACAGGTTCTTATAAAGAGAAAAAAGAAGTAATAAATACTCAGGTCCTAAATAATTTATATGAATATGCATATGGAATTATTAAAAATAAGTTGTCAGAATTGTTTCCTATAGATAAAATAGAAAAAATATAATAAGATGGCAGTATACAACTATGCAAGTAATTTACCCGTATCATTTAATTCATTTGATGCCTGGTCTAATGCATATAGCAGCAACAGCAATATAAGCTTAACGACTGTTATGACAGGATTAGAACCAGCAGATACTGCTCCACACTCAGTATCTGAACTTCGAGGAAATAAATTTCTATACGGAAACGTAGTATCTGAAACAGGAGGAACAGTTGCTGTAACTGCAGGATATTCTCAAGCAGCTTTTACTACACATACGTTACTAAACGTTAACTATAATACTATATCATCTGTTACTTTAACTGCAACAGCTACATACCCTTATACATTCCATTCTTTTAGAGATGCTTCAGAAGGAGGAGGAACTGCATTAAGTACTACCGGAGCAGGTACTACAACAGGTACTATATCCCTAACATCTTCTGCACATGATAGCGTTACTACTTTCTACGCTTACTTTACAACTACACACGTATCACCATAAAAATAACTAAAAAGGTTTTAATTTGAAAATAATATGGGTTTATGAAAACATAAATAAACAGAGAGAAGATTACAGTAAGTTTAACACCTTACTAATGCTGGCCTCAGTAAGTTTATGGAAACGAAATCATCCTGAAGATGATACATGGTTATATTGTGATGAATTAACTCATTCACTCATAACAGAACTTGGAGTTCAATCTCTATACGATAATATAGAAATCATTGACTTCAACGACAGACCTATTGATAAGACTAATTTCTGGGCTAGTTCTAAACTTCAAGTATTAGCTTTACAGACTGAACCAGTTATTATAATGGACTGCGACACGTTAGTATTCAAGCCTTTCAAACACAACATAGTAAAAGATCAAGTTTTATTTTCTAATAGAGAATTCGGTAGAGGTTATTACCCTACTTCACTTGATCCTTTAATTAGAGGACTATCTTATAAGCCAAGATGGAAAACTGAGTCTGTTAACGTCTCTTTCTTATATCTTCCAGATCCAGTATTTACTCAAGAATACGCAAACTTAAGTCTTAAGTTAATGGAAGAATTTACTGTTTTAAAAGCACCTAATTCTAGGTACTTAATATTTGCAGAACAGCTACTCTTAAAACACTTACTAGTAAAAAATAAAGTAGAACATAGAGCTGTAATCTCTACAGAATGGGACTGCAATAATTGGAAATGGAGCAATGTTAACTCAGACGGTATATGGACTATTGAAGATTCATGGCAATGGTTTAGACATTATGGTCCATTAAAAAAATGGTATAAAACTAATTCTCCTGACCATCCCTACGATGTAGAAATAGAAATGTTGCGTAATTGCATTAATTTTCATAAATTTATAGATCTAAGCAGTTTAACAAAGAAATGAGTATAGTAGATAAAAATTTTGTATTTGATAAAATTACCAACAATCAAGTTTATAAACAAGATCAGAACGGTAAAATTATTATAGAACATGATGCTGTAAAGTATAGATGGACTCACGGTGCTACAGACTATCACTTAGGAGATGGGTTACTTATTTATGCTATGATTCAAAATATGAGAGCTAAGAACTGCGTATGTTTAGGTTCTGGTGCTGGATTTATTCCCCGTATAATGACTCAAGCAAGAATAGATTTACATGAGCAAGGCATTTTCGAAGGTAAACCAGACTTTAGTTGGGGAGATATTGGAGCTACATTTATTGTAGATGCTGCCAACGGCATTGGAGGAGAAGTAGATTGGTTAAAAGAAGACTCTTTCTTAAGAAAAATATTTCACCCTAGAATAGTTAACGATACAACAGAAAAAGCTTATTATGATTTTTTTGTCAAAGAGGATATTAAGATAGATTACCTTCATATCGACGCAGGACATTCATACGAGAATGTTAAACAAGACTTTACCTTATACAGTAAACTTTTAAACCCTAATGGTATTATATCAATTCACGATACAGATATAAGATACGCTAATAAACACATCGTTACTAAGGATGTATCTGATCTAAACAATCATGAAGAGTTTGCAAACGGACCTTCTAAGTTTATAAGTGAAATATCTGATGAATGGCAAAGATTCGACTTTCATAACCATGGGATATTAAATACAAAACCAAGTTCAACCGGATTAACAATTTTTAGACGTGCTTAATTTAGTTACAGTAGTAGGAAAAAATACTCATATGCTTCCGCATATGTTAAAGCATTACGAAAATGTCATAGACAAAGCATATGTAGTTGTCTACAGACATTCAGATGATGACGGGATTCTAGAAGAAATCCAAGCACTAGGAATCGAACCATATTTAGTTGTAACAGAAGCTAAATACAATTGGGAAAGAGTTACTGAATTATATAACTACGTTAAAAGTCAACGACCAAATGACTGGTGGATTGTATCAGATGATGATGAATTACAGGTATACCCTGAACCTATAGAAGACATCATCGAGCAATGTGAGAGAAAAGGATATGACTTTGTTACAGGAGGGTTCATAGATAGAATAGGTATAGATGGTACTTTTCCTAAAGTAACAGCAGACACTAATATTCACGAAGCATTTCCTTTAGCAGGATTCTTTAGATATCCTATGTCAAAAGCCTGCCCTAATAAATGTACATTAATGAAAGGTTATCAAGAAGTTACTCCCGGGCAACATTACGCTTCATTTAATGACGGTACTAATAGCTGGGGATCTAGCCACCCAAGAAGAATGCCAGTAGAAGAAGTATTCACTCAGGTTCATCACTTTAAATGGGATAGTACATGTTTAACTAGAATGTTAGAAGTTGCTGAAATAAAAAAAGATTACGCATTCTCTAAGGAGTACAGTAAAATGTATAGAGCTATTGCAAGAACAGATTGGAAAATAGATATAACTAAACCCGAATATTTAGTTGCTAATTTAAAAGAAAATTCGTATATTGAATATAAAGACTACCCACACTGGGATGAATTACGTAAATTAATAATAACAATATGAGTGCAAAAATCGACAAAGAAGTATTAGAAGCTGAAAAAGTTCTAATCGAAGAAAGAAAAACTAAAGCGTTAGAGAAGATCGCTGTATCATTAGATGCTCTAACTGTATGGTTTGAAGAAATCGACAAAGAAGACTGGGACGGAAGAATACAGTTTTACTTATCAGAATGGCATAATAATCTAACTGAAGGCAAGGACAAATAATGGCAGTACATAAACTCGGAGTAATTGTACCTTACAGAGACAGGTACGATCATCTCTTGAAGTTTAAAATGCTTATCCAAGCTAAGTTATATGGAGCAAAAATTCCTTATGAACTAATAGTAGTAGAGCAAGACGATAGTCAATCTTTCAATAGAGGTAAACTTTTAAACATAGGATTTCAAGAGGCAGAAAAACTAGGATGTGATTATGTCGTATTTCACGACGTAGATATGTTACCTAAGAAAGTGGACTATTCTTACGCTGATCACCCTGTACATTTAGCTACACAAGATATACCGTTTGAGGAATACTTTGGAGGCATAACAATGTTTCCAGTAGAAGACTTTAAAAAGATAAATGGTTTTTCTAATAGGTATTGGGGATGGGGATTTGAAGATGATGACTTACTGCATAGATGTAGACTTAAAGGAATTAAGCTAGACGAGCTTCCTCTAAATGATGCTGGCCCTAACACAGCAGCTTTAAAATTAAACGGAGTTAGTTCTTATGTTGAAGTTCCTAATAGGATTAGAACCAGAGGTGATTTTTCTATACATATTTCATTAGAACCTAAAGGTTATACATTAGACTCTAATAAGAGAGAAGATAAGTACGTAGCCTTTGGCATACCAGGTTTTGACTTTAATATAATGTATACGAGTTTTAGGAGATTTGCTGTTGAGTTTTTTGATAGCAAAAAGAACCACCATTTTATATACTCTAATATAGTACCTAATGTCAAGACTACGTTAACTTTTGTATATAATAAAGAGAAAAACACTGCTTCATTATACCAAAATGCTAAACACATAGGTACGGAGGTATTAAAAAATCCTATGAGACTATACGATAAAGCAGGTAAAGCTTATATAGGATGTACAGACCCAGATAGAGAAGAAGATAATAACTTTTTCAAAGGATATATTAATACCTATGCTGTATGGAATAAAGCATTAACGTATGAAGAAATAGTTACTGTTCAAAACAACAAATACTTTGGATTAGCAGATAACTTTGAAAGCTACCAAAGTGCTGGTAATTTAGTATCATATGGAGACGCTAAATTTATAAAAGAGTATAAGTTAATCGATATAGCTAAGCTAGAGGAGCATAGTCAAATAGTAGACTGTGAAGTTGTTCAATACGACTTACCTAAACATAGAGTACTTAAAGTACCATTCAGAAGAACTAGTGATTACAAGACCTTAGATCACGAGGATAATGGATTCTTGACAACAGGATGGAAAGACATTACAACCAGGTATAATCAGTTAAAGTTCATGAATGAAGTTATGTACGGATCTACTACTTTAGAACAAGATGGCTTAACTACATTAAAATATAGGATACTATCTAACTCAAATGTTAGAAATATAACCCAATTAACAGTTAAATTATGAAATTAGGAGTATGTGTACCTTATCGTAATAGAGAAATGCACCTTAACGAGTTTATACCTAAAGTAGGTAAGTACTTAAAAGAGCAAAATATCGATTTTCAAATGTACTTTTGTCATCAAGTAGATGATAAATTATTCAATAGAGGAGCAACTAAAAACATTGCTGCTAAACATGCTTTCGAAGAAGGATGTACACATATTGTATGGCATGATATAGATATGATACCTGAAAAAGGTGGTGGTGCAGACTACTCCTTTCCAGAAGATGGTCCTAGGCACATTGCTACACAGATATCACAAATGAACTACGGTCTTAAATACCATGAGTATTTTGGTGGAGCTGTAGTATTTTCAAAAGAACAAGTAGAAGCCACTAATGGATATTCTAATGAATATTGGGATTGGGGAATGGAAGACGATGATCTATTTTGGAGATGTAATAAAGAAGGTCTAACTAATAACACATATATTCAAGAATCTCTCACCTCTCAACCCTATAAGAGGTTTAATGGAGATAATTCATTTATCAAAGTACCGTTTACTAAACCTATGAGATCCCTAAACTCTAGATCACACACAGTTTCGGTATTAATGAGAGCTAGACAGCAACCTGATAAGAACCCTATATTCTTGATCGGTAGTAACGAAAGAAAATATGTTGAATACCCAGTTATAAGGGTTAAAGGATATGATTACGGTATTGGATTTAATAATTCTAGAGCCATTTCGTTAACGTATTGGAACAACTTTCATCAACATAACTATATGTGGGTAAAAAGATACGATGAACAATGGACTTGGGTGACTGCTGTATTTGATTCGATGGATAGAAAATCACACTTCTACCTTAATGGCTCAGAAGTAGATACTAGAGGAGGATTCGGTTCTCAATCACCATTAGAGTTTCAAGGTAGATTAAAGAACTACGGTTCAGAGCCATGGTATATCGGTACATCACCTTCAGAACCGGATGATAGTACTATAAAATTCTTCAAAGGAGATATTGCTAAGGTGTTTGCGTGGAAAAGAGCTTTAACACCTAAAGAGGTGAGTAACTTAGAGACTACTATACCTAAAGACGAGTTAACTATTGATATAGATTTTAAAAATCCTCAAACTGAGTTTCAAGAGTATATGACTGAAACAAAAGTAGAGGACATTAAAATACCAAACTCAATATTACCTTATAGATCTGACGGTAGATTTAGATGTTTACCTCACAAAGATGAAGGAATCGTTAACGGAAAGTTCGCAAAAGGAGAAACAACAGCAAGAAACGAGCGTAGATATGTACTTCAAATGCAACAAGATGAAATCGATTATAAATTAGATGGAATAAACTCACTTAAATATGAACTAGTAGGTGAAGACAT